GCAAGCGTAATCTTTACGATAGATACAACATATCTAATTTGTATGGTACGGGGAGGATTAGGAACCTGTACGACATGCAACCAATGGACACGTTTAGTGTGAATCCTTACGGACCTCCTATACAGAACATGCCTCAGTTAAGTCCTAGGGAATATACAAGTCCGCAGTATGGCCTGTTAGGGCCTTCAAAACAAAACGCTAATTTCGGGGGAATGCTCGGATTTGGCGGTATTTAACATCAAGGAATGAGAAGTGGCATCTAAAAAGCCCAGTAACAACAACAAGTTTGTAAAACTCTGGACTCCGCAGATGAAGCGGAGGGTGGAGATTCTTTTCTACAATGGCGCGTCTATTGTGGAGGTATGCCGAGAGATCGGTATCGTAAAGAAAACTTTCTACAATTGGATGGATTCATATCCAGAGTTTAAGGAAGTTGTTGATCATGGTCTTATCGCGGCTGAGTCTTGGTGGATTGAGAAAGGCCGAGAGAACGTAGATAACCGTAGGTTTAACCACGCCCTATGGCTGTTGATGATGGTCAACAGATTCAAGTGGCACTCGGCTTACGCCAAGAAGGAAGAGAAGAAAGAGGTTGTCAACGAGCACAAGATCGAGGTCAAGAACGCTGTGGACGTAGACTCTATTCTTCAAAAATCAATCGCTCATGGCATAGACCAAATAGACAAGGATAAGGTGCATTAATGTACGGAAAGAAACCCGCTAAGAAACCCATGGCTAAAAAGCCCAAGCCCAAGAAGAAGGGCTACTAAAATGGCTAAAGGCGGCGGAGGCCCAGACTCATCTCCTGACGCCCCCGGCGGGGGAATGGGCGCCGATGCTTTCGGTGGCGACGGGCCTTCCTTATCTATGGATGGTCGAGCCACTCCTGCTGAGATGCAGGCTCTTGATGATATGGACAGGGCTAAAGCGGTAAGGGATGCAATTGACGCTATCAACTCCGCTGAAAGAGATCGTCAAAATGCGGCCCAAGAAAGGGACATTGCACGGGCTAAAGCAGTAAGGGACGCGCAAAGAAACATTTCCTTAGCGCAGGCTAAAGCAAAGGAGCAGGCTACACGCAATATCCCCACTATTACCCTTGAGTACACGCCTAGATTTGATTACGGCCCATTAAGAAATCCTCCATTTGCTACTAGGTCTCACACCAAAGCGGGATTGTTTGGCCAAAGTTTTGAAGAAGCAAAGGCGATTAACGAAGCAAAAAAATCTGCGAATAGGAACAGGGTAAAGGAATACGCAAAATCCTACAAGGCGCGTATTGATGATATTGATAAACAACTTAAGAGTTTGTTGGACGAAAGCATGATGAACTTGTTCAGCAAAGAATACCGTGAATTGTTGGATAAGAAAAACAATCTAATGAGCCACCCAAACTACAACTACGTTGCTCATTTTGATCCAAGTTTAAGAACGGCTCAAACTATAATTGGAACTCTTGCTCCCGGCCCCCTTGGTATTGGCCCAACGCTTCAGGACAAAGCAATCGATATTGGGTTTATTGACGATACCCCAATAAGCGAAATTGAAAATCAAGACAGGCAGTCTGTTCTTGAGGGCGACAGGAACGGCAACTTTTACGATTACACTTTCAGTGCCAAGTAAAACAAAGAAACAGTCTAGGTTTATGGCTATGTGCTCTTCGCCTCAAGGCAGGGCAAACGCCAAAGGAAAGTGCCCTCCGGTTAAAGTAGCAAAAGAATATGCTAGTGCAGATAAACGAGCGCGTTCTCGCAAAAAGTAAAAATGCCGAAGCCGCAATCAAACTTGCAGAGTGGGCAAGAAATGCAGACTACGACTCAGTGGTTAAGGCATACGCTGAGTGTCATAGAGATCCTAATATTGACGACAACTTTATTCGCACTCTCGCTCAGTGTGACAGGTTTTATCTTGGTGTTTTTATCTGTAATCGCCATGATATGTTGCATCCTTGGATATATGAAAGATGTCGTGAGGTGGAGCGTAATAAAGATAACCACCTTGATTTATGGGCGCGGTTTCATTACAAAAGCACCATAATTACTTTTCTTGGCTGTGTTCAAGAAATCCTGTGTGATCCAGACATTACCATAGGAATACTGTCCTACTCTGCCAAACAGGCGAAGCCGTTCCTGCGGCAGATCATGCAGGAGTTTGAAGGTAACGAAAAACTTCAGGAACTGTTTCCAGATATTCTTTGGAAGAATCCAAAGCATCAGGCCCCTAAGTGGGCAGAAAACGAAGGAATATGTGTAAACAGGTTTGCCAACCCCAAAGAGCAAACAGTTGAGGCGCATGGACTGGTAGACGGACAGCCAACAGGCCGACACTTTAGCCTCATTGTATACGATGACGTTGTTGTTCAGGAGGCTATAGGTACTCCTGACCAGATTAAAAAGACCACCACTCAGTGGGAGTTATCGTTAAACCTTGGGTCTACCCACAACCCAAGATACCAATACGCAGGAACTAGGTACGCTTACGGCGATACATACGGCACTATTCTACAAAGAGCGGCTGTTAAGCCTAGGGTGCATCCTGCAACATACAACGGTCAGATGGACGGTGAGCCTGTATTTCTTGCCCAAAGCAGATGGGAAGAGATAAAGAAGACCACCTCCACCTATACCGTGGCATGCCAACAACTGCTTAACCCTATTGTGGGTAGCGACGTATCGTTTAAGCAGGAGTGGTGGAACGAATGGGAAGTTCGACCGTATACACTTAACGTGTACATTATGGTCGATCCGGCCCACTCTAAGAAAAAAGAGTCCAATAGAACAGCGTTTGCTGTCGTTGGCGTTGACGCTAACTTCAACAAATACTTGCTTGATGGCGCTTGTCATCGTATGACTCTTTCTGAAAAGTGGACGACGCTTAAACGCCTCCGAGAAAAATGGAAGAGAGCACCCGGCGTAAGAGAAGTAAAGGTCGGATACGAGCGATACGGAGCACAGTCAGACATTGACCATTTCAAAGCAATGATGGCTAATGATGGCAGTAACTTCCCCATCTATGAACTTAACTGGGTAGGCGGTGGCGGTTCCCAGTCAAAGAAAGACCGAATACAGAGACTAGAGCCAGACCTTAAAGACGGTTCTTTTTTCTTCCCGTATCCTACAGACGATAAGATGTTGACCTCTTATCAGCAGGACTTTACCGAAAGGAAGCAGTCCTTCCTCGTTTCAAAAAAGATTATCTGTATTGACGAGGAAAAGAAAACCTATGATCTGACCAAGTGGATGAAGGACAACGAATACAACTTGTTCCCTACCATTCACCCAGATTTTTTAGATGCTTTATCTCGTATTTATGACATGGACCCGATGCCTCCTAGAATTGCTAACCGAGGGCGGAGTCTTGAACCACCCTCGGAGGCTAGGTATTAGTGGCTAGATCAAGGAAAGTAGGAAGAAAAACTTATCCACCAAGGCGTGTTGCTTATCGCATGTCTAACGGAAAAGCATTCTACGAGAAACAACCTCGTAAGTTTCCATACGGTGTATTTCCTTATGTTCAGCCTACGTACTGGGTATCCGGTTACTGCGTAGATGACTAATGAAAAAATTATTTCTTTGTTTATTTTTAATTTCAAGTAACGCCGTTTCACAAGTAGATCAGCCAGAAGACATGTATCATTTTGATGCGCCGTTTACTCTGGCATGTACACCAAGTTTTATGAGCATGGTGGATCATTTGGCAAACGACTTTGGGGAAATACCTATGGTCATGAGCCACATGAGTCAAGATACAACGATTGTATTATTTGTAAACAAGGAAAACACAACGTCTACTGTAGTTGTTACAAGACGTGTAAAAACTGAAGAAGAGGCTTGCATTATATGGGCAGGCCAAAGCAACGGCACTTCTTTTAGCGTTAATCCTGATCCTGTTTTTCCTGAAAAAAGTTTATGAATATACCAACGTATCTTATAGGCGCTATTATTTTTATTATAGGCCAAACAGTTTCTGCCATTTGGTGGGCAAGCGCAATGTCTTCTGATGTTAAGTCGTTACAGAAGTACACTGATAAAACTATTCCTGCGCTTGAAGCCGAAGCGCAACAGTGCGCCATCGAAATACATAATCTAAAAAAGATCACCGAAGATCATCACGCTATTGCCGAAGCGATTAAAGATTTGAACGTAATGCAATTTCAGATTGGAACTTTGCAATCAACCATTGACCGCGCCTTCGGCAAGGAGATGCGTTAATGGATATGTCTGTAATGACGGATATGCTGTTTGGCGTTTTAATGGTTTTGTTTGGCGTAACAATACGCAGAGTTTTTCAGTTGTTTGATCGCCTTCAGGACGAAGACAAGGTTCTACATAACCGAATAACTAACATTGCTTCTGAGGCAGTGAGCCGTAAAGAACTGAATGACTCTATTGATAGAGTGTTGAATAGGATTGATAAACTAGAAGAGAGGCTAATTAATGGCCGTTAAAAAAGATTCTCGTTTAGAAAAGGCGGGAGTATCTGGGTATAACAAGCCAAAAAGAACCCCTAGTCATCCAACTAAATCTCACGTAGTTGTGGCAAAAGAAGGCGATCAAGTAAAAACTATTCGCTTTGGTCAGCAGGGTGTTAAGACCAATCAGACAGCGGGACAGCGAGAAGCCTTTAAATCCCGCCACGCAGGTAATATCAAGCGCGGGAAAATGAGCGCCGCTTATTGGGCTGACAAGGTTAAGTGGTCTCCTAGCAAAACTAAATCACCATCAAAGAAATGGGTTAAGGGATCATGAAGGGCGTTCCGCACTACTTTAAAGACGGTACTCTGCATAAAGGTGGAACACACAAAGACGCTAAGGGTAGGCTGATGTCTGGTGCTAGGCATACTGCTAACAGCAAATTCTTGTTCCATAAGAATGAACTGTCGGCAACGGCTAAGAAAAAAGTAAATGCAAAAAAAGCCTAAGAGTAAAGTAAACGAGGCGGGTAACTACACTAAACCTGCTATGCGTAAAAGACTTTTTGAACAAATTAAAGCAGGTGGCAAAGGCGGAAAGCCCGGACAGTGGAGCGCACGTAAGGCCCAGATGCTTGCTCGTGAGTACAAGGCCGCAGGTGGCGGTTATAAGTAATGCCTCTTTCCAAGTCACAGAAAAGTCTAAAGAATTGGACTAAGCAGAAGTGGCGAACTAAAAGCGGCAAGCCATCTACACAAGGATCTAAAGCAACTGGCGAAAGATACTTGCCTGAGAAAGCCATCAAGTCGTTAAGCAGTTCTGAGTACGCGGCTACGACTAAGGCAAAAAGAGAAGGAACACGAAAAGGAAAGCAATTCGTTAAACAGCCCAAGACAATTGCAAATAAAACCAAGAAATACCGGAGATGATTATGATTGATAAATTGGTGAAGACATGGAATGGTTTAAACAACAAGCAAAGGTGGGTAGTAATCGTTGGGTGCGTTGTGGTGTTGTTAGTTGTTGTCTATGGATAGCAGGATGCCAGAGCCTCAAGGAGGCGGCAGTAGTCAGCACGGCGGCGGGAGTTGGTGCAGTTGCTGGGACTGCGATCTCTGGGGGTGTGATTGCTCCAATAGCGGGAGCCATGACGGGTGCCTTTGTGGCCGATGCAACGACGGAAGTCTTGTCGAGTCCCGCCCAGACGATAGTTGAAGCAGAAGCAAATTTTTTTACATTACTTGAGAAGATAATCGAGATAGGCGGTTGGGCGCTAGTATTAGTATTTATTGGCCCAATGATTATTGGTTGGATATTACCCGGCCCTCTCGAAAGGAAGAAAAAACAATGAGGGTTGCTTGGATAGTAGCAGTTGTTGCTTTACTGGCGGGTTCTGTCATTGCGGATTACCGCAGTACATTTCTGATTAACGGCGCTGAATACAGCACGT